GAGATGCACATCGACCACATCATCCCACGCAAAGTAGGTGGAGATCACAGCCTTGATAATCTTCGTGTGCTATGTAAGTCATGCAATCTACGCAAAGGTGCGCTCAATGAGGGCGTTTTTTTAGCACAGACGGCTACCCCCCCTGTCTTTTCAACCTATGCCTCCCCGATGCAGTCCGAGACGATGCTGGACAGTCCTTTTAAGACCCGACCTGATCCGAGTCAATGACAACTAAGCCCAGAAAGTCCAAAGCCTTACGAGGGGCAACAAAGCCGAGGCTTCACAGCCCACTTCTCACAGGTAAAAACAAGCTGCAAGATGTAAAAGACTTGTGCGACATTGTAAAGATACCTTTATTGCCGTGGCAGGAGTTCGTGTTGAAGGACATGCTCACTGTGGACAAAAATGGTCTCTGGATCCGTAAGACAAACCTCATTCTTGTGGCGCGGCAAAATGGTAAGACTCACTTGGCGCGTATGTTGATCCTTGCACACCTGATCAAGTGGAATACCAATGTCCTAATCATGAGCTCTAACAGAAGCATGGCTCTGGACACCTTTAGACAGATCACTAACTTATTGGAGACCAATGACCACCTTAAAGGATTCGTTAAACAGATCCGACACGCAAACGGCACAGAGTCTATTGAGATGCTATCTGGAGCAAGGCTCGATGTTGTTGCAGCAACTAGAGATGGAAGCCGAGGCAGATCCGTCAATGGATTGCTCTACATCGATGAGATACGAGAGATCACAGAAGATGGATTTAGAGCTGCTACTCCTACGACTAGAGCTCATCCAAACTCTCAGACGCTTCTTACCTCTAATGCAGGAGACGCTTTCAGCACTGTCCTTAACGACTTACGAGAGCGAGCTATTGACTATCCGCCAAAGTCTTTTGGATTCTATGAATACTCAGCCCCTCAATACTGCAAGATAACTGACAAAGATGCATGGGCTTTGGCTAACCCCTCTTTGGGATACACCATCACAGAAGAGGCGATTGAAGAGGCGATTGCTACTTCGCCGATTGAAAACACACGCACTGAGACTCTTTGTCAATGGATCGACTCGTTAAGTAGTCCGTGGCCTCATGGCATTTTAGAAGATACCTCAGATGCAACTCTTGAAATGTCAGTGGGTGCTTACACAGTCTTTGGCTTCGATGTAAGTCCGAGTCGTAGAAATGGCTCGCTCGTTGCTGGTCAATTACTACCAGATGGCAGAATTGGCATAGGTATTTTGGAGACTTACAGCTCTCAGGTGGCAATCGATGAGTTAAAGATGGCAGCTTCTATTAAGGCTTGGTGTGACATCTATAAGCCACGGCTAGTGTGCTTTGATAAGTACGCTACTCAAACTATTGCAGATCGTCTTATGAATAGTGGCGTTGTCTGCGAGGACGTAAGTGGGCAGCAGTTTTACAAGGCCTGTGGAGATTTGTTAGAAGGCTTGGTCAATCATCGAGTTGTCCATAATGGACAAGCAGAGTTCATCCAGCAGATGAATAACTGTGCAGCTAAAGTCAATGACTCAGCGTGGCGCATCATCAAAAGGAAATCCGCTGGAGACATAAGCGCGCCGATTGGCATAGCAATGGCAGTTAGCAAGCTTATGATTCCGCAACCTAAACCACAGATTTACGGTTAGACACGCCCTAGCATGTTGTCTAATTACTTGACAAATGCTACACTTTATGACTATGGGTCTATTCCGCAAAACTGAAGCAATCTCTGAAGATAAGCGTTCATCGCTTTTAGCGCAATATGCCCCTAGCATTATGGGAGAAAATCTTAACTCCCTTTACAATTACATCCTCCCTCGTGTGCAACGTAACGAAGCTATGTCAGTACCTTCTGTCGCGAAGTGCCGCAATCTTTTAAGTGGGGTTATCGGCGGTCTGCCACTCAACTTGTATCGCACTTCGACAGGTGAAGAATTAGGCAATCCAGTCTGGGTTGATCAGCCAGCAATCAATCAGCCTCGCTCTGTAACTATGGCGTGGACTGTTGATTCATTACTTATGTATGGCGTTGCTTATTGGCAAGTTACAGAATTGTATGAAGAAGATGGTCGACCACGTCGCTTCCAATGGATTCCGAATGTTAAGGTTACATTTACTACTGATCTATATGGCATGACTGTCACTCAGTATTACATCGATGCTGTTGCAGTACCGATGTCAGGTCTCGGATCTCTAATCACATTTCAATCTTTTGATGAAGGTATTTTAGAACGCGGATCTGAAACAATTAGAGCTGCAATCGATCTTCGTAAGGCAGCAGTACAAGCTGCATCGACTCCAATGCCGTCGGGCGTGTTGAGGAACAATGGAGCAGACCTCGATCCTAAAGAGATTGCTGGACTTCTTGCAGCATGGAAGAATGCGCGTAACAATCGTTCAACTGCATATCTAACATCTACTCTCGAATATCAACCGACATCATTCTCACCTAAAGACATGATGTATGACGAAGCACAGCAATTCCTAGCAACTGAAATTGCTCGCTTATGCAACATCCCTGCTTACATGCTTTCAGCAGAAGCTAATACATCGATGACTTATGCCAATGTGCTTGATGAGCGTAAGCAATTCTTCTCAATGAGCATTGCTCCATACGTAAATGCGATTCAGGATCGTTTATCAATGGATGACATTACTGCTCGCGGTAACTCTGTTCGTTTTGATGTTGATTCTTCATTCTTGGCAACAGAGCCAATGGAAAGATTGCTAGTAATTGAAAAGATGTTATCTCTTGGCTTGATCACAGTTGAACAAGCTATGGAGATGGAAGATCTAACACCTAACGGCAGCGAAGGAATCGAATAATGGAAAACCAAGTAATCCACTTCTCATCTGGACTTATTGCCAATGTTGAAGAACGCTTAATCTCAGGCAAAATTGTGCCAGCAGGTACAGGCGAAGTCGGAAACACTTCAGCTGGCAAAGTCGTATTTGAGAAGGGCGCAATCGCACTTCCAGAAGATCCTAAAACAATCAAGCTTCTTAATCAACATGACATGAAGCAGCCATTAGGCAAGGCAACACAATTTACAGAGCAAGAAGATGGCATCTATGCATCTTTCAAAATCTCACGTTCTAATCGTGGATCAGAAGCTCTTATCCTTGCTGAGGAAGGGTTACAAAGTGGCCTTAGTGTCGGAGTCGAAGTTATTAAGTCAAAGCAGAAGGGCAACGTAATGCATGTGTCCGCTGCTAGATTGTTCGAAGTAAGTTTGGTAACAGAGCCAGCATTCAAGTCGGCTCAAGTTATCGATGTCGCTGCTGAGGAAACTCCAGAGGCAGTAGAAGAAATCCAACCAACAGAAAGCGAGACAGCTGTGGAGAATACTCCAGAGACAGTTGCAGCACCAGTAGAGGCAGCAGCGGTTGAAGCTGCTCGTCCTGTGGTAACAGCAACTACATTCGTGCGCGAGCGCGTAGCACCAATCACTTCAGCACAATATCTAGAAGCAAACATCAAGGCAGCTTTGGGTGATGACGAATCACGCCGCGTAGTTCGCGCAGCAGATGATTCGACTTCAAACAATACTGGTCTAACTTTGCCACGCCACCTAGACACATTTATCACAGACACCTTCACAGGTCGTCCAGCATTCGAAGCAGCAACACGCGCTGCTCTTATTGATTCAGGCATGAGCTTCACAGTTCCACGCCTATACACAAACGCTTCAACAGCAGATGTTGCTCCAACAGTTGCAGACACAAACGAAGGTGCAGCACCATCTGAGACAGGCATGACAAGCGCGTACGATACGGTTTCGATCGAGAAGTTCAGTGGCTTGCAGCGTGTAAGTTTTGAGCTCGTAGATCGCTCGTCTCCAGCATTCATGGAATTGATGATGGCAGAATTGCGTAAGGCATACGAGAAGGCTACAGATGCAGCACTTCTAGCACAGTTCATCGCTAACGGAACAACAGCAGCGACAACAGCAGCAACAGCAGCAGGACTACAGAGCTTCATTTCTGTAGAAGGCGCAGCAGCATACAAGGGTACAGGCGGAGACTTCGCTAACAAGCTTGTTGCATCAACAGATCAATGGGCAGCGATCACAGGATATGCTGACACAACAGGTCGCCCACTTTACTCAGCACAGGGAGCAACATTCAACGCAGCAGGTAACGCAGTAGCGAGTTCTGTGGTTGGTGGAGTTCTTGGAACAGATCTGATCGTGGATCACAACATCTCAGCATCAGGAATTGTTGATAACTCAGCCTTCTTAGTTGCACCATCTTCAGTGTATGTCTGGGAATCACCACAGACACAGCTCCGCGTGAACGTACTTACTTCAGGCGAGATTGAGATCAACCTATACGGATACCTAGCAATCTACTTGGCTAAGTCAGGTAAGGGCGTTCGTAAGTACAACCTAGCTTAATAGGTTACTAAGTCGCTCGAGGGGGTCAGTAGCCCTCTGACTCCCTCGGGTCTTTAGAAAGGAAAAGGAATGGCACTAACTACAGTCGCAGAGTTGAGATCGACTCTTGGCGTGGGTACTTTGTATCCAGACAGTACGCTTCAAGAAGTATGCGATGCTACAGATGCCGTCCTTATTCCTATGTTATGGGCTAACAATTACTTTAACATTGCACAAAGCAATACAGCCACTACTGGCACACTTTATTTTGAGGACAAAGTAGAAAACATTTTTTATGTAGGGCAGACAGTCGTGGTAAGCGGAAACCATTCGCACCATAATGGATCTAAGACTCTTACTGAAGTAGGCGATTACTCAATCACTTACAACATCACAGGCAACAACAATGTGCCAGCAGTAGAGCATCCAGTTCAACCTTTTGGCACAGTTACAGCAACAAATTACACAGACTGGACAACTGACATGGCAGTCCAGCAAGCAGCTTTAATGATCGCTGTTGAAATCTGGCAAGCGCGTACAGCCACCCTTTCAGGCAGTAACGCAGTCGATTTCCAGCCCTCACCTTATCGAATGAGCGCACAGCTACTCGCTAAGGTAAGAGGATTGATCGCGCATGCACTTGCGCCTACATCGATGGTGGGATAATGCCAGTTGCAATCACCACACTTCGCACCACTTTAGCAACTGCCCTAGTTGATAACTCTAAGTGGCAGACCTTTGCTTTTCCTCCTGCCACGGTTCTGGCTAACTCTGTGATCGTGTCTCCAGATGATCCTTATCTAACGCCTAGCAACAATCAACACATCACCATCAGCCCTATGGCTAACTTTAAGATTATTATGACTGTGCCTTTGTTTGACAATGAAGGCAATCTCAATGGTATTGAAGATACTGTCTGTGGCGTGTTTAAGAAACTATCGCAATCATCTTTGACCTATAATGTAAGCGCAATCAGCGCACCAAGTATTCTCAATGCTGCTTCGGGTGACCTACTCAGCTGCGAGATGTCCGTATCCATTTTAACAAGTTGGGAATAACAATGTCCGATTGGGATAAAGAGAACGAAGCCTTTCTGATCAAGATCGGGCAGGTTAAGCCAGAAGCAACAAAGCCAGTAACTACTAAGAAGGACGAGGAATAATCTCATGGCTGTATTTCTAAATAACAATGTAGGTGTGAAGATTAACTCTGTCGATCTTTCAGACCATGTCACAGCAGTAACTATCAACCGCGTATTCGATGAGCTAGAAGTCACAGCAATGGGTGACAACTCACACAAGTTCGTTAAGGGTCTAGAGTCATCAACAGTGACAGTCGATTTCCTAAACGACACAGCAACAGCTAATGTATTGGCAACACTACAGGCAGCATGGGGAACAACAGTTACAGCTGTATTCCTACAGACAAAGGGAACAGCAGTCTCAGCGACCAACCCTCTCTATACCGTTTCTCTGTTGATCAACAACACCACCGACATTAACGGTGCTGTTAGTGACATCGGTGTACAGTCGATTACATTTACTGCTAACTCAACCATTGCAGTAGCATCAACAGGCACATTCTAAAAAACTAACAAAGGGGCAAACCATGGCAAAACTAAAGATAGTTCGTACAGATGGAAGTGTGCTAGAAGGCGAGATTACTCCAGCAGTGGAGTATTCGTTCGAGCAGTACGCTAAAAAGGGTTTTCACAAGGCGTTTCGCGATGAAGAAAAGCAGAGCGATGTCTATTGGTTGGCATGGGAAGTAACACGCAGGTCAGGTGAATCTGTTAAGCCTTTCGGGATTGACTTCATTGAGACGCTCAGAAGCGTCACTGTGGAGGATTCAGACCCTTTAGCTTAAAGCGCGATCTTCCATTCACCTATCTAATTGCTAGGCTAAGCATTAGGTTGGGAATCGCGCCACAGCACTTATTGGAATTAGATAAGACCATGCTCGATGCACTTGTGCAAGGGCTCAAGGACGAAGCGAAGGAGGTCAGCGATGCCAACAGAGGTAAAGGGCGCAATCGCACTTCGTAAAGCCCTCAAGGAGTTCACACCTGATCTTGCTAAAGAAACCCAAAAAGAAATAGCAGGAATCCTAAAACCTATTTCTTCTAAAGCAAAAGGTTTTATTCCGTCTAGTTCGCCATTGAGCGGATGGGCTAAAAGCAATAATGGCACTTGGGGTAATCGGGTCTGGTCATCTTCCGAGGCTAAGCGTGGTATTGGGTATAAGACAACGCCATCCAAAGTTAATCGCTCTGGCTTTCGTTCCCTTGCTAGTATCTATAATGCTTCTGTTTCAGGATCTATCTATGAGACTGCTGGTCGATTAAACCCTCAAGGCAGACCACAAGCTCCATTGACTCCAGTGGTCGCACCTCGTCACGTTAACTTTGGCAAGATGACACGCTCTGGCGATAAAAGTCAATCCATGTCTAACAACCCTAACGCTGGTCAGCAGTTCATCGATGCTATGAATCGTACTTCACCCATTGTTAATGCTTATCAAAGACAACAAGGACAAGCGGGTCGCGCCAATCGTAAAATGAAAGGTCGTGCGATCTTTCGTGCATGGTCTGAAGATGGCGGTAAAACTAACGCAGCAGTTATCAAGGCTATTGAAAAATCTAAAGCAAAATTTGATGCAGCAGTGGGGGTTAAATAATGTCTCAGCCATCACTACTAATTAGTTTAGCAGCGGAATTTGTAGGCAAAAAAGCCTTTAAGCAAGCAGACACAGCAACTCAGAAACTGACTAGCAATGTTAAAAAGTTAGCAGGTGCAGTAGGTATTGCCTATGGTACTTCTGCCATCATTGCTTATGGCAAGGCTTCGGTCAAAGCCTTTGCAGCAGATGAAGCAGCAGCCAGACGATTAACAACAGCTGTAGAAAACTTAGGCATTGGCTTTGCTAATCCTCAAATTGCAGACTACATTGCTAATCTAGAAAAGTCGGCAGCTGTTGCAGACGATGTTCTTCGTCCAGCGTTTCAGGGTTTATTAACTACGACTGGATCGTTGATTCAATCTCAGAAACTTCTTAATGATGCAATTACGATTAGTCGCGCATCAGGAGTTGATCTAGCGACTGTTACTGAGGATCTCGGTAAAGGTTATGTGGGTATTACCCGAGGACTCATTAAATACAATACTGGGCTTACTAGAGCAGAACTTACATCTAAGTCATTTAATGAGATTCTTGGAGTTATTTTAAAGCGTTCAGCAGGAGCAGCTGAAGATTACTTAGACACTACTGCTTACAAGTTTGATGTTTTAAGCGTTGCGACATCTAATGCCGCAGAGATTATCGGTGGCGGTTTAGTTGATGCCTTTGCCTTAGTAGGTGGCGGTACTGACGCATCCGATGCAGCCTATGTAATTGAGGGTATCGCAACTGCCCTTGCTAATGTCTCGCGTCAAGCAGGCAGAACTGTTGGAGTTATCCCGACCTTAATTCAGAATCTTAAGAACCTGCCAAGAAACATTTTTTCTGGCTTTGCTGGAGCACAGATCGGCAGGAATGTAGTAATTCCTCAAAAGAAGGAAGAAGTCAAGCTCACGCTTACTCAGAAAAAACAAGAAGAGTTGATGGCTAAACTTGAAAAAGATGCACTCAAGCGTGAGAAAGAAAGACTGGCTCTTCTTAATAAGCAGAACACAGCAAAGAAACTACAAGGTGTAATTGACAAGGCTAATCTTGCACTCGGCAAAGGTGCAGAAGTCTTTGACTTAGACAAGATCCAGATTGCGGCAGCTTTGACTAATCAGGCTGAGCAACTTGGCAAAGCGACTACAGGCGCACAAGTCTTACAAATTGCTAACGACACAGCTCGGCTAAATGTGAAAAAGTCAATCCTTGCTTTAGAAGATGCTATTGCCTCAAAGGATGAAGCATCCATTGTTGCTGCAACTAAGAAGCTTAATGCAGATCTTAATGTGCTTAATGCCTTGACTGGTCAGAACACGCAAATGCAAGCCATTGAGTCTATTCTTAAAGGTCTAAAACCTAAAGAACTTATTGATCAAGAAAACCTTAATGAAGCATTACGCAAAATCCGCTTGATGCTTGAATTGCTGGCTATGACACCTGCCAAGCAGGCAGAAGCAGCTTCTAAGATCTCATCATTCAAGGGAAGCACTGCCTCTGCTTTTGCTTCATTGACTCCAGAAGAACAAGCAGGACTTGGTGGTTACACACCTTTTGTAGGAGCAAACATCCCAACGACTATCCCTTACGATTCAGGCGGTTCTGGAGCAGGACTTGGTAACAATGGTTCTGGAAGACAAGTGCCAGCAGGTGTAAACATTACTGTCAACACAGGTATTGGTGACCCCAACGCTATTGCAGAAGCAATCGATGATGTTCTAGCAAATGCCAGAAATCGTGGAACTCTAGTTGGAGGCGTTTTCGCAGTATGACATGGCTTCCAGAATGGCGAGTGACTGTAGGTGATGATGTCTATACGACTGTCACCTCTGTGTCGTTTGCCTCTGGTCGCTTGGACATTGACAGACAATGCTCAGCAGGTTACTGCCAAGTAGAGATCATCAACACAACTGGGGCAGATTTCACCATCAATGTAACAGAGCCAATTACATTAGAGCTAAAGAATGGCAGTGGTACTTATGTCACTGTATTCGGAGGAGAAGTATCAGACTTTAACATTGGTGTCAGAAGTCCTGACGAGACTGGCTACATCACTACTGGCACAATCTTAGGCATTGGCGCACTGGCTAAACTTACAAAGGTTGTCTATAACACAGCACTTGCAGAAGGTTTAGATGGCGCACAGATTGCAGCCATTCTCGGTTCAGCCCTTAACCTGACATGGGCTGAGCTCACACCTACAGTCACATGGGCAACTTATCCAGCAGATGTCACATGGGATAACGCTGAGTCTTACATCGGCACTATTGACTCAGGCTTTTACACCATGATCGCACTTGCAGCTAATGCTTCTGCCAAATCTCAAACCCTTGCAGATCAGATTGCTACTAGCGCACTAGGGCAGCTCTATGAAGAAAAAGACGGAGATGTCTCCTATGACGATGCAGACCACAGATCTAACTACCTTGCAACAAATGGCTTTACTAACTTCGATGGCTCGTATGCAACACCTACCTCTATCAAGTCCACAACTCAGACTGCTCGTATCCGTAACAGCCTTATCTATCGCTACTCCACAGGATATGGAAGCACCTACAGTACCTCTGACAGCGACTCTATAGCCGCTTACGGCCTCTTTGAGCGATCATTCGACTCTAACATCAAGAACCTTGCAGACATCACTGACATCGCTTCACGCGAGTTAAACCTACGCAAGAACCCTAGAGGCTCACTGGGAGCGATTACCTTTAGACTTGACAATCCAGACATCCCTACTGCCATGCTTGACAACCTTATCGGGGTGTTTTTTGGTGAGCCTGTAGTTATCCAGAACCTACCAAGCAATTTATTCGGTGGATCATTTGACGGCTTTGTCGAGAATGTAGCCTTACGCGCTACTCCTAGCCTTACTGAGATTACTCTCTTCATCTCAGCTACAGATTTCTCACTCAGCACTACTCAGTGGGAAACAGTATTGCCAGCCTCACTCAATTGGTATGGCGTAAATGCTACACTTACATGGACAAATGCGACAGGAGCTTTAACCTAATGGCAACTACAACGACTAACTTTGGTTTTGACATTCCACAGTCAAGCGACCTTGTAAAGAATGGCGCGACACAGATCGCCCTGCTCGGTCAAGACATCGACACAACGTTCGCAGGTCTAACAGTCAATGCACAGACTGGCACTACTTACACAGCAGTCAAGGCAGATGGTCTCAACGCTATTGTCACAATGGACAACGCCTCAGCCAATACTTTCAGCATCCCTACAGATGCGACTTATGCATTTCCTACAGGCACAACCTTGCTTGTCTATCAGAAGGGTGCAGGGGTTACTACTATCCAAGCTGCATCATCTGGCACAACTACAGTCGTGAGTGCAGGTGCGGTTGCTGCTGCTCCAGTCCTTGCTCGTTACAAGTCAGCAGCTTGCATCAAGATCTCTGCTAACTCTTGGATCGTAGTCGGTGCAGTTGCCTAATGCTTCCTTCACTAATTGGAGTCATCGCCTCTAGTGGTGGTGGTGGTTTCACAGTCTCTAACTCTTATGAGTCTATCGCTACGCTAACTGCATCGGGTTCATCTGCAACCCTGCAATTTACTAGCATCCCTAGCACCTATCAGCATTTACAGATTCGTATGCTAACGCGCTCTACGCGCTCTGCATCAAGCTCTAACATCTTCATTGGTTTTAATGGTGACACAAACACTAGCAACTATTATGGTCACATGATCCAAGGTGATGGATCATCTGCTTCAGCAGCAGCAAAGATTGGTTCGACTACTTCGTTTATGTCAGCCACATCTGCTGCATCTAATACCTCTGGTATTTTTTCTGGAGTTGTCATTGATGTCTTAGATTACAAAAACAGTAACAAAAACAAGACTTCACGCGGTCTAAGCGGATACGATGCCAATGGATCAGGTCTTATTTATTTTGCTTCTGGTCTATGGATGAACACAGCTGCTATCACTAGCATTGAGCTGACAGATCCACTAGGTAACTTCGCAAGCGGATCAGTAGCCGCCCTATACGGAATTAAGGGGTAGTCATGCCATCAACATACGAGCCAGTCGCCACGACTACTTTAGGCACATCTGCTGCAACAATTACCTTTAGCAGTATCCCAAACACTTACACAGATCTAATTATGGTGTTTAGAGGTAACAATGATGCAGGTGCTAACCGCGCTGGTTACATCCGATTCAATGGTGATTCAGGCACAAATTATTCTTACACTTTGATTCAAGGTGATGGTTCATCTGCTGTCTCAGGTCGTGACTCAAACATTGCACAAAGCTTCTTTGCCAATGTGCTAGGGGATAACACAACCGCTATAACACAGGTTATGAATTACGCCAACACCTCAACGAACAAGACTTTTCTCAGCAGGGGCAGTAGTGCTTCAACAGTAACTCAGGCTATTGTCGGATTGTGGCGCAGCACAGCTGCAATTAACAGCATCACTCTTTCTCTGAATGCAAGTAATTATGCTTCGGGAACAGTCGTAACTCTTTATGGAATCAAGGCGGCATAATGGCTACTACATTTACTAAGATCGCAGCCGTTACAGTTGGAGCAGGTGGAGCTGCAAGCATTGACTTTACTTCTATCCCTGGCACTTACACAGACCTAGTAATTAAAATCTCTTTAAGAGCTGAGACTGTAGGTATCGATGCAGCTAAGCTAACTTTTAACGGATCGTCTAGCGGATACTCTTATCGCAGCTTATGGTCAAGTGGTAGCGGTACGCCTCAATCTTTCAATGGATCGACAGATGGTTACTTCCAACTCCAATACTCAGGTGGCACAAGTTCAACTGCAAGCACCTTCACAAGCGGTGAGGTCTACGTCCCTAATTATGCAGGGAGTAACAATAAAAGTGCTTCTCTAGATCAGGTTCAAGAAAATAATGCCACAACAGCATACATAGTCCCTATGGCTTTATTGTGGGCTAATTCTTCTGCCATCACTTCTATTAAGATCCAGCAGACCACAGGCAACATTGCTCAATACTCAACAGCAACGCTTTACGGCATCAACAAATCATAAGGAGACAACATGGCAGACACAAAAATCGTAGTTGATTGCTCTACTGGGGAAGTCTCAGAGATCGAATTGACAGCAGAAGAATTAGCACAGCGAACAGCAGATGCTAAGGCTTATGCAGATGAAAAGGCAGCAGAGGATGCAGACAAGGCAGCTAAGGCTGTTGAGAAGGCAGCACTTTTAGAGCGTCTTGGCATCACAGCAGAAGAAGCAACCCTTTTACTTGGATGAAGCCAAGACTAAGTAAAGCTGCTGTTCAGTTTAGAGAGCAGTTAGATGACTCGTTCCCGAGCCGCGGTAGGCGTAGCGATGGATGGATCGCAGATGCAAGGCACATGCGTGCTGGCAAGTCTGATCACATACCAGATGCTCAGGGCTGGGTTCGTGCCTTTGATGCATCGCGTGACCTTTTCGAGGGATCAGAACCAGACATTATGGGTGATCTTTGTGACCAATTACGAATCGCTTGCAAGTCTAAGCAAGAAAAGCGGATTGCCTACATCATTTTTGAGGGTCGAATTTGTTCCAGAATTCTTAATTGGAAATGGCGTCCGTACAGCGGCGCAAACAAACACACCAAGCATGCTCATTTCAGCTTTAAGAAAGAAGCTGATAATGATAGGGCTTTTTTTCAAGTATCTATGTTAGGCGGAGAATAATGAACATGAAACATCCAGTAGTCATCGCAGTCGGAGCCTTTCTTGCAGTATGGGGAACGACATCAAACTTCTCTCTTGACTATCGCCACATTCTAGGCGCGATCGTTGCAGGAGTGTTCGGGTATGCGAGTCCTAAAAAGTGAGCCAGCAAGACTTCTTTAGCCTTTACATCAGCACCTTGCTAGTCATTGGTGGTCTTGCAGGCTATGTCATTACTCATCTGCTCTCAGAGATTAAGCGACTCAATCAGCGTGTCGATGAAATCTACAACATACTTCTAGAGCGATAATTTTGTCATGGCTAAAAAAAGGGTTATAGATCTTGACACCTATAGCGCGTTAGATGTATGGGCTATCAGCTTGCAGGAAATGTATCGCGCACTACGCAGAGCAGGCTTTCCTGTTGATTTAGCTCTAGCAGTGATTGTTGAGCCAATGGCTTATCCTCGCTGGATCTTGCCAGAGCCAGCTGAAGTAGAGAAGTTTGGCGATTATGAAGATGAGGATGACGATTAAGCGCACGGTCGTAATTCCAGACCTTCAGTGCCCCTATGAGGATTCACATCTGGTCACTAATCTTGCAGCCTTCATTAAATCCTTCAGACCAGATGCCGTCTTGACGATTGGCGATGAAATAGATTTACCTCAAATTAGCCGTTGGCATGAGAATCAGCCAGGGTGGTATGAACAGACACTTGCAGCTGACAGAGATCGCACTGTTGATGTGTTATGGGAATTGACTCAGCATGTCAAGGAAGCTCACATGGTCAGAAGCAATCACTGTGATCGTCTATACAATGTAATCATGAAGAAAATCCCTGCCTTCATGTCATTGCCAGAATTGAAGCTAGAGAAGTTTTTAAAGCTAGATGAACTAGGGATTAAATACTGGAAAGAGCCTATGCCTATCGCTAAAGGGTGGGTGGCTATTCATGGTGATTTAGGGGCATTGAACCCTAACCCGGGAATGTCGGCCTTAAACCAAAGCAAGCGCATGGGAGTCTCAGTAATTATGGGGCACACGCATCGTGCTGGTAGGAGTGCCGTTTCCGAGGCCTACAACGGCTCTGTAAGGCGCGTACTGCATGGAGTTGAGGTAGGACATGCAATGAATGTAAAGGCCGCCAAATACGTGTCTAGCCCGAATTGGCAGCAAGCCTTTGCCATAGTTACAGAGCACAATAAGAATGTTCAGGTTGATCTAATCTATGTGGAAAAGGACGGCACATTCTTGGTGCACGGTAAGCGGTACGGACGCGCTCGCTAATCGTTATCGTTTCGTTACCTAAATGTCCGTGACTTTGTCGGATAGGCATGAGACTCTAAGTTTGTAAGCCAGACGAGGGCGCTGGATGCAGATAGGTACACAATGATTAACTCAGTAGTAATTATCGGGATGATTGGATTGCTTTTGATTTCCAATGTTCTATGGTATTCACAAGGCTTCAAGGATGGTCGCAGAGAAGGCTGGCATCGGGCTCGCAATCTAGGGCGCAGCTTGGCCGATAAATGAGAGCCAATGAAATCTTACTAACAGCCACCGACACAATTAGAGATCGTGGGCTTCAGTATGGACATCCTGCCGACAACTTGCAGCACACAGCAATGCTAATAAGTGCATACTTGCAAACACCAATACACGATTATCAGGTGGCAGGCATCATGGTCTTGGTTAAACTTGCAAGGACTAATCAATCAGCGCAGCACATCGACAACTGGGTCGATTTATGCAGCTACGGAGCACTAGCTGGGCAACTGGCCACAGAGGAGAACGAACTCTATGTTTAATTTAGCCGACTATGAACCAGTGGAGGTTCGACTTGAAAAGTTTATTAAGGATCATCCTTCGTTTCGCATTGCAACTGAGTTGGAAGTCGTCGAGGCTTCTCGATACATTGTTAAAGCGTACCTATACAAAGATGCTAGCGATGGCGTTGCTTGGGCAACAGGGTACGCTGAAGAGACAGTTTCTAGTCGAGGCGTCAATCAGACTTCAGCACTGGAGAATTGTGAGACTTCGGCAATCGGCAGAGCACTTGCAAATGCAGGTTATGCTCCTAAGGGAAAAAGACCTAGCCGCGAAGAGATGAGCAAGGTAGTAGCACAAAAGCCTGTCAAGCCTGCTGTTGCAGATGTGCAGGATTATTGGACTACTCCAGTCAATGAATACATGAAGGTGGTTGATGCTCCAGTAACGCTCGAAAAGGCAATGGAAAACATAGCAGCAGTCATGGGAACAGAAGAAGCAGCTGAAGTACCACAATGCAAGCATGGTTCTATGGTCTGGAAAACAGGACACAGCACAAAGACTGGCAAAGATTGGGCAGCATACCAATGCACAGCTTTAGGACATGCAGGATTTGAGGGTAAGTGTCCAGCAGTATGGTATGTGTTAGGCAGTGATGGTAAATGGCAACCACAGAAAGCGAGAGTATAATGGGACATGTAGGGATTAAGATCAATGGTGAATGGCTTGACCTTATGTCAGCCTTCATCGCTTGTCAGCTATGCAATGAGCCAGTGCAGATTCGTGAGCTAGAGAATATCTCATCTGACTCAGTCAATGGCATTGTTACATGGCAATGTGCCAAGTGCAGCGCTGTTAATGGCTAGTCAAGCAAGAAAGCACAGAGGTTTCCGCACAGAGCGTGTTGTAGCTGAGTACCTATCGACTCAGTGGGCAGGCGCATGTGTGGGAAGGGGTAGTGGCAAGGATATTGTTAATGTGCCGTTCGATGTTGAAGTCAAAGCCCGCGCTGGATTTCAACCGCTTGCTTACATTAAACAATTAAAGGCTCGGACATCTATTTCGGGGGAATTAGGATTCGGAGTCATACGGCTAAACGGACAAGGAGAAGATGCAGCGGAGTATGCCTGCATTATCCGACTAGCTGATCTATTGCCACTACTCATATTAAAATACGGTCACTTAGACAATCAACCCACAGAGGCAGACATAGACCGATGCTCTGGATGTGGGTCATACATGATCAGGAGATGCTTAACTTGCCAACCTATGACTACCGATGCCAATCCTGCAATTTATCTCAAGAAGTCACTCATGGATTCGACAGTAGACCAATAGTGCCGTGCCAGTTATGCAATGCTCCCATGATCAAAGGCTTTAGTGCCTCAGCTATTCACTTGAAGGGTAAGGGCTTCTATTCAACGGATAAATAGTTATCCACAGGGTATAACAAAGGAGTTATTCCAATGCGAAACACCGCTCTGACCAGCACTTATGTAAATGGATTTGACACCAATGGTACGCTAACGGCGCAGAGCCTCTCAAAGGCTCACCGCAAGCCCCTGAGGGGCGTAGCTTGCGGGGTGCTAGTAGCTATTGGGATATCTCTATTGCTACCGTATGAAGCAGGCTCTACTAACTTACAAGATATATCGATGACTCCTAAGCAATATGCATATTACTCATTAGGAGATGTTAAACAATACAAATGCATTGCAGCTCTTTACGGAAAAGAAAGTGCATGGGATCCAACTGCTCGTAATGGTAGTCATGCAGGTATTCCACAAGGTAGATCTAAATGGCTATTAACAGCTACACCAATACAGCAAGTAGAGTGGGGCTTACGCTACATTAAGCATAGGTACTCAACGCCTTGCAAGGCTTATGATCATTGGAAGGCTAAAGGATGGCACTAGACAAGCTGAACAGTAGGCGTTATCGCGAGCAGCGAGAGCGTGTGTTCATGCGTGATGGCAGAGCGTGTCAGTTGTGTGGCACAGATGAGGGTGAGATGCACATCGACCACATCATCCCACGCAAAGTAGGTGGAGATCACAGCCTTGATAATCTTCGTGTGCTATGTAAGTCATGCAATCTACGCAAAGGTGCGCTCAATGAGGGCGTTTTTTTAGCACAGACGGCTACCCCACCTGTCTTTTCAACCTATGCCTCCCCGATGCAGTCCGAGACGATGCTGGACAGTCCTTTTAAGACCCGACCTGATCCGAGTCAATGACAACTAAGCCCAGAAAGTCCAAAGCCTTACGAGGGGCA